GTGGTGGCGGCACGGCTGGCGCAGCGGGCTTGAATCCGCTTTTTGGATCTCCGTCGTATGTTCGGGCCACGACTTACACGCTACTTTTCGCCCATGGCGGAGCTGCGGGGACTGGCGGTCAGACCAGTGCGGCTGTCACCGCAGGCGGCACCGGGGCTGGCACTCATGGCGTCAGCATTGGGGGAATAAACAGTGCGGGGGCATCGGGGCAGCAAACGAACGGCAGCAATTCGACTGCGTTTGGCCCTAGTTGGGAAGGCGGCGCGGGCGGTGGCGGCTCCAGCAATAGCGCGACCGTTCCTCTCGTGACTGCGGGTGGCACTGCCCGCTGGGGTGGCGGTGGTGGCGGCTCTGGCGGGTGCCACAGCAACGTCCCGGCGAACGTGGACGCTACAGCAGGCGGCGGCACCGGCAACAGTGTGGGCGCTACGGCGGGCGGGCTTGGTGGTGCAGCAGGCACGAGCGGCGCATCGCCCACGGCAGGTACTAACGGCGTTGCCACTACCGGCATCGTAGGTGGCACAGGGGGAGGAGGTGGTGGCACAACTGTCACGGCATCTACTGCGGGTGCGGCTGGCGGCAATGGCGGCAAAGGTGGCGGCGGCGGAGGCGGCGGCGGGTGCGGCATGAACCCTGGCATCGGCGGCAATGGCGGCAACGGAGGCAACGGCTATGGGATCATAATATCATGGTGACACGTTGGGCGTTACTGACAACTGCAGGTCAAGTCTTTAACGTGTGTGTTTGGGATGGGGTCGAGGCTTGGACTGCACCGGTCCATTTGACTGTTATTGAATGTCCCGATTACGCTGGTCCTGGCTGGCAATACGTCGATTTGGAGTGGTCTCTGATTCCTCCTCCTGTTGAAGAAGGTGGGGGAGACTAAATGGTGCGGATCGGTGCATTTGATCGACATCTAGAACCGTTAGCATGGTGGGAAGCAGAGCTGCTTCCTGCGGGCTGGTACGTCGATGAATTGCTCGTCGAGCCAGTAGCTGGCGGTGTCACAGGTACGGTAACAAGTACACTTTCTGACGCAACTCTGACTAGTTCTGGAACACTTTCTGGTGGGGCTGCGACAGGTAGCGTATCGGTTACGCTAGGAGCCGCAACGCTGTCGGCTTCTGGAACGCTTGCTTCTGGCTTGAGCGGAACTGTAACTAGAACACTCGATAATGCTTCGCTATCGTCTAGCGGTACCGTCGCTGCGGGTGCATCAGGTACGGTAACGCGTACACTCGACAACGCAACGCTATCAGCAACAGGTGGTGCGGCTGGTTCCGTAACTGGTTCGGTTGCGTCAACACTAGCGGCTGTTACTTGCTCGGCAACCGCAACGCTTGCTGCTGGGCTAAGTGGTAGCGTCAACAGGACACTGGCAGCCGTTACTTCGTCAGCAACTGGCACAGTAACAAACGGTGCATCAGGTAGCGTAACACGAACACTCGCAAATGCTACTCTATCGTCCACTGGTTCTTTCAGTGCTGGCTTAACAGCGTCAGTCAACCGAGCACTCGACTCGTGCGTTGTATCGTCAACTGGTACAGTCGCAAACGGTGCTACGGGTTCGCTATCGGTTCAACTTGCTTCGGCAACTTTGCAGAGTGGCAATGTGGCTCTGGGTGGCTTCAGGCTGAAGGTTGCGGGTGAGTGGAAAGATGCGATGGCTTTTGTGAAGGTAACTGGCACTTGGAAGAGTGCGACACCTTTCGTTAAGGTTGGAGGTGTTTGGGAATGAAATTCAGAAAGTTCGACTCGTCGAGATACTTGGTTCGGCAATACCAAACGCCGCAAGGCTTAGCCAGCGTCAGTCTCGTCGAGTACACACTACCAAACACAGAATCGCAATTGTGGTACGAGAACCGAGACGGATTCCATGCGAACTTCCATGGATTCGATAACACAATCGAAGTACGAGAAGGTTTTACAGGCTTTGGGATATCGCTGAACGAAATCTATCGCAATGGAATTGTTCTTTCAAACTCATCGACAGCATCCGCACCTTCCGAAGAGTCTGGAAGCAACACTAGAGTTCCCGATAACTCGTTCAATTGGTACACGATTCGAGAAGCATGGCAAGCAGGATTGATACAATTCTTTCCTGAGTACCGAGATTATGACGGTAGTGATTGGTTCAAAATCAATCAGCCATACGTCTTCACGACGCAAGGATCGTCTGGGAGCGAAAAAGAAGAAGTCGAAAAGGCTCGGCAGTTGATTAACGCACTTAGACCGGAAGTTCGACAACACCTAATTGAGAACAATCGTGTCGGTGATGTTGTTGCGTACTTGATGCGATGCAATCAGACGACTGGTTACCTTAATCCAATCTCTCATCGAGTGGTTGTTGATATGCAACCTTCGAACGTAGAGGTCGCCCAGTCTATTACTCTCGATACGCTACCACCGAAGTTATCCATAAAGGTAATCAGTGACAGTATTACGAACAGCACTATACTAATCACTGACGAAGTTATAGGGCTGAAACGAACTGAATACCAACCAATCAGAACCATTGTTGTCGAAGTTGCATCAGATAAGGCTTGCGACATCCATTGGTTGAAGGCTCAAGGTGATTGCACGATCACTTTCCAGAACCCAGAAAAGACGCGAGCAACAATCACGATTCCGTTTCAAATCAACTTTCCTGTTGTGTCACAATCGAATCATACACTTGTTTCGAATCGTGTCGAAGTCATAGCGATTGCTGACGACGGTACACATTATTCCAGCCCAGTGTTCCTTACAGAATACTTCACACCGGAGGCACGAAACCAAATGCCAAAGTCGAATGAGATCCTAGTTTACGGTGACGATAGCTTTGTGTGTCGAGTAAACGGAACGGAGGTCATGCGAGGGTCAGCATGGAACGTCCCAGTGTCTTGCCATGTCGCTTGGACTGGTAGTGATGTTGTCGAGATCGAAGTGCACAACGTAAACGGTGCGGGTGGGTTGCTTGCTGGCTTGTGGGTCGGTGATGTGTATCTTCCAACGGATAACTCGTGGGAGTGTTCTCTTAATCGATCGAATTGGGTTCCACCTGTCGAGATCGCACACGCTGGAAGCAATTGGCAGCGTTATGGACTGTCGCATTTGGGGCTACCTGGAACGAATCACAAATGGCTATGGCATCCGAACGCTGGTGAAAACACTACTGTTTACTTCCGAAAAACAATAGGTGCTGTTGTGCCAGATCCAACACCAACACCGCAGCCCGTCGTCGGAGATTTCGAGCGTCGCATCAAAGCACTCGAAGAAATTGTTTCCAAGTTGCGTGCTGCGTTGACTTAAACACTTCCACACAAAGTTTTACACGCCCCATCTCTACCGTATCATTCCAGCATGCCCGTGATTCTCACGGTCCAGACGTCTATACGCTGGCACCGTTGGACTATCTCACTTTGCCAGCGTCCATACGCAGACGGTGGGCAGGATTAGCAGCCCGAGGAGGCTTGCACCGTCAATCTTTAGTGGGTCCAACCACCAATCCCGAAAACAGGATCAGCAAAAACAAATGGTAGCAATCGCAGAAAAACGACAAAAGGCAGCACAGCTAGCCAACGAAATCAAAAAGCTCGGCTCCGAGTTCCAACAACGCCAATCGGCTCAAGAAAAAGATCCCTCCGTCAACCTTTGGCCAGATGAAACCCGCTCCGCTTGGGATCGCGTCAATACCGAATACGATGCGCTCGTTGACCAGATCAACACCGAAGAATCAGCCAACGCCATCAACGAACGAATGGCCAAGGTGACCGAAGATCAAAAGCGATCCACTCGCCACGGTCGACAAATGCCCGGCCTCGACGACACCATGCCAGGTGAATCCCGAACCTACGGCGACGCCGGTTTCGATCGCGACGAAGCTAAGAAATACGCACAACGCGAAGACGACAAACGACTAGCTTTCCAAAGCTACCTCGTTCGACATGCTGCCCCGCACCTTATCACCGACAAACATCGCGACGCATGCCAGAGGCTAGGCTTTAGCCCAGACTCCGCAGAGCTCCGCGTTCCATTGATGGACACAGAGTCGCTTAAACACATGCGGTCCCAAGCGCGACGCACGAACGCGATTCGAGATATCGAAGTTCGGAAAATGAACAAGCCCACGTCGGGTGCTGGTCCTGAATTGGTCCCGCAAACGTTCCTTGCTACGTTCGAACTGGCGATGCTCGCGACGTCTCCGATGTTCGCTTATACCGACACGATCACGACCGCATCGGGAGAGGACATGCTCTTCCCAGTCGGAAATGATACGGCAGTCACGGGCGTATTGGTCACGGAAGGAAACGACCTTTCCTCCGACACCCAAACCGACCCAGTGCTCGAGCGTTTGACATTGCGAGCATACGACTACTCGTCCAGATTCATCCGAGTTTCTCAACAGCTTCAAAGAGATGCAATCGTGGACGTGGATCAGATCGTCGCGACTCTGCTCGGCGAGAGACTCGGACGAATCACCATGCAACACGCAACGGTGGGTACAGGTTCCTCCCAACCTCAAGGGGTCGTTACCGGAGCCGCCGCTGGTGTTACATCCGCCGCAGCCGCAGCGATTGCCGTCTCCGACGTGATCCGATTGCAACACTCGGTAGATCCGATGTACCGAGGCAATGGAGTCTTCATGTGCCACGACTTGGTTACCCAAGCACTTCGATTGCTCAACGACACCACAGGCCGACCGCTCTGGATGTCAGGCATCCGCGAAGGCATTCCAGACACGTTGCTCGGTCAGCCGCTGATCTATAACCAATACATGGCTTCATCGATCGCGACAACGCAAATCACCATGCTTTATGGTGACTTGTCTTACTACAAAGTCAGACGCGTTGGTTCCATGCGATTGATCCGAGCCCAAGAGCGATTCATCGAATTCCTCGAAACCGGGTTCCTCGGTTACATGGGCTTCGACGGTCGTCTCGCACGATGGACCGCCGCAGGCCCATGCCCAGTGAAACGATTGACCCAAGCTTAATGTGGGAAGGCTTCAAGCCTGTCATCACTTGTTACCCAAGGACGCCTTAAGTCGACTAGGGCGTCCTTTATGTGGGATAGGCTTCTAGCCTGTCAACCTTTCTAAAGTTCGATAGCTGGAAGACTATCCCACTTTTCAAACCTTTAGCATAGTTTCAATCATGCGTTCAGTTATCCTCCTGCAATCACTCGCCGGTAGCACTTTCTGCCACAATGCTGGCACGCTCCTCGAGTGTGATTCAGTCGAAGCCGAACGCCTTATCGAAGCAGGCATCGCACGAGAACTACTCTCAGGCGAACCGACAGAACTACAAAAAGCAACAAAAGGACGCATGGTTCCTGAGCCGGTGGGCGCTAGCCCCGGTTCCCCCGAACCGCAGGTTCCACCCCCCGAACAACCCAAACGCCGCCGCCGCTCCTGATCCCAACCCGACGCGTAAGCGAGGGACAGCAATCCCAACCCGACGCGTAAGCGAGGGACGACCAATCCCAACCCGACGCGTAAGCGAGGGACGACCAATCCCAACCCGACGCGTAAGCGAGGGACAGCAATCCTACACACCATGCAGGATGAAAAGAATTGTTCCGAAAACCACAATACCCCCCGGTGTTGCTCCTCGAAGACGAACCGACAGAGCTGTCGTTCGGAGAGATCTACCTCGGGTGGGATGAGATCCGACTCGGCTTTCGACGCAAATTCAGCGACGAGGTGCGAGCGCGACGACGAGACGTCAGCTACACCAACCCAGGCCCGTACCGAGAGTGTGAATCCGATTCCGGCACCCTCTCCGAATGTTCCCGCGACTGGTTGCGATTAACCGACGACGACAAACGACACCTTAGACACATCTGGATGGTTCAGACGGGGATGCAATGCTTATCGAAAAACTCAGCGAGGGCGCGTTCTCAATTTCAACAGTTGACCGCGTTCGACACAATTCCCGAATCAGTGACAAGTACGACGACCAATGGATAGTAGACGCCCTGGCATCAGCCACCGATTATTGCGAGCGATCCCTCGAGTGTTGTATCGCACGGTCGAACTGGCGATTGACACTAGACAGCTTTCCAGCGAGAGACGAGCCGATCCATATACCACTTTGGCCCATCCACCAAGTGACCGCGATCAGCTACACCAACACAGCCGGAACAACGACGACCCTCGACCTAGCGAACATTGTTCAACCTGTCGGGATGTCCCGCTACGACCTGCGTCCTAGATTCGGGATCAATTGGCCCGAAGCACAACCGCCGAACGGATTACGTATCGAGTTTTCCGCAGGATGGGCCGAGCTCGCCGCAGTTCCAGCCACCATACAACGCGCCGCATTGATGCTTATTTCGCATTGGTACGAAAACCGCGAAGCGACATTGATTGGCGTCAACTCAAAAGAGATCGAGCTAGGATTCGAATCGATGGTCGAAATGGTCCGCCCCGGCGTCGACAGCTTCGCGTGGGGTTCATGAGCCGGTGGGCGCTAGCCCCGGTTTTCCAAAGCCGCCAGGCTTACCACTAAGAGAACAACATGCGCGGCGGAAAACTCCGACATAGATTCACCATCCAACGCCGAACCGTCCAGTACGACGCACGCGGACACGAAACAACCGTCTGGACAAATGTCGGTACACCGATCTATTGCGAAGTGCTCGAGTTGTCCGGTAGAGAGTTGGAACGCGCCCGCCAACTTGTTGCCGAAGCAACCGTCCAAATCAAAACACGCCGCAGCGACGTACTAGCCACCGACCGGATCAAGTTCAATAACCGAATCCTACAGGTTTACTCCGTAGTGAATTCACCAACCGGCGAAGAACAAACCATCCTCTGCGCCGAACCAAAGACACCAGTGGGATAGGCTTCTGGCCTGTCATCGCAGCACATGACCCACGCAACCTTACCCGACTTCCTGATCTCTGCGATGCGAGCAGAAAAACGCGTTTTTGCCCTCGCTCGCACGTATAGAATGGAAATCGGGGCTTCCGGGTTGCCCCCCCTGCATGACTGAGCCAGTTTCGGTTGTGTTGGAAAAGACTTCAAACGGTCCCGAACTCCGCATCCTTAAGCGAATCACGAACGCAACCTATGAGTATATCTTCGATCAACTTCGAAGCCGCCTATAGCAACGCAGAGCTAGCTGAAGCTACAAACGTCCTTCGAGATTGGCTTCAACGCCATCCAGATTTGCCGTTCTTCACATTCGACTTGATCTGTCGCGAGCTTTCGGATCGGATGCCAGCGGAGTATTTCAACCGAGTATTGCTTCGACTCGTAGCTGCAGGCGAACTGAAGGTAAACTACCGCGTAAAAATCAACGAGGGTGAATATTCAGAGGAGTCATACGATTCTCTCGAGTCTATTCCTGAATGCGTCTTTGATTCTGCTTTTGAGCCGGTCGACGTTGACGACTCTGCGAAGGTCCCTTCATACGCACCGGCGAAATGAGCGATCTCGAATCCTACAGGTTTACTCCGTAGTGAATTCACCAACCGGCGAAGAACAAACCATCCTCTGCGCCGAACCAAAGACACCAGTGGGATAGGCTTCTGGCCTGTCATCGCAGCACATGACCCACGCAACCTTACCCGACTTCCTGATCTCTGCGATGCGAGCCAATGCAGACATAAGCGGTAAAGTCGCAAACCGAATCCATTACCAGACCGTTCCGCAATCCTCCGTTTATCCACACATCTACATTGCACGCCAGGGCAGCAATAGAGATCGAAACCTAGGTGGAGAGCCAGGCGTGGAAACTGAGCGATTCGTTGTCGAGATCGTAGCCGAGACATTCGACGACGAGCTATGCACAGCGGTCCGCGACGCCCTCGAATTCGACGGCGGCCAATATCCAGACTTCACCGTCTTTATGACTGAGATCGAAGACGTCAATGACGACTACACTTTTCAATCCGCCGACAGTGACGCCTTGTTCCTCCACGGGTACGTCGTCACTGCTTACATTTGCTACTAGTGGGATAGGCTTCCAGCCTGTCATAAACGCTCCAGGAAAAAACAGTTATGCCACGACGAAAGCTACTAGGACACGGAACACAAGTCTCCATCAACGGCAGCACATACGGACTGCTGAAGACATTCAAACCAGCCGAGTCTTCGCGCGACTCCGTTGACGTCACCACGATGGAGGACGAGGTAACAAAGTTTTTCGATTCGGACCCTCCGACCGTTGGCGTTATCACCATCACCGGATTTTGGGATCCGGCAGACACGGACGAAACGACAATCGATAACTTCTTCTACAACGATAGTCTGACGGAACGCGAGACAACCGTCGCGCTCCGAATCCGAAACACTGGCACCGGAACAGCCCCAGCCGCGTCGACTTGGACCTATACGACGATCACCTACACGGGACGCATCATGAAGCTATCCCCCGCAGAGATCACCCAAAAAGGCGAGATCATGCGTACCATCGAATTCCAACCCACCGCACGACCAGTTCACTCCTAGTAATGTCTATTCTTTCTAAGCTCAAAACACGCAATCGTCCTCTCGTCGCTGCCCCCGTACCCACCCCTGAGCTAGCCGAGGTGGTCAACGACGTTGAGGTCGATTCTGTCCAGTACCTTGCCGAACTCGACGGAGCCGAGATGGATAGTTTTGTATCTATCTGGTCAAGTATCCGCGACAAACATCTCGACGATGAAGACTCCACCGTACAAGATTTCAAACGCGCCGCGGTCTCGTTCTGTTGGTGTGACTCCGAGAGGGCGCTCCATCACAAGAACGAAGCAGACGTTTGGGAGTGTGTCAAAGCACTCCGAACGCAGCCAGCAACGCTGGTTGCTCGCATGTTCAACGTCGCGAATGGGCTCAATGCCTTCGTGGGCGTGGACGACGAAACTAAAAAAAACTTACTGGTGAAGATGCTGAAAGCGAAGAGCGCCGATGGCAGTGGCGCCAAGCCATAAGCCAGGGATACAACAGCCGGTTGATTTGGTTAGCACAGATCACAGCGAAAGAGTATGCCGAGTTAAAGCTATTCCATCAACTTGAATACACCGGAGAAGACAAGCTCGCCATGTGTTTCGGAGTCGATCCAAACAAAACCCATTGGAAGCCGGACGGCATCGAACAAACCGAAGAGCAACTCCTCGCCGCCATCCGATCCACTTTATGAGATAGGTTCCAAAAGAAATGGCAAAGAATTTATCATCTGCGGATGTGGTTATTGCGAACGGTGGCACAACGTCGGCCTCTCTCGTTTTGCCTGCCAATCGAATCCCGCTCGCGATCGTCACGCCTTCCGCGATGACGGGCACCGCTTTAACGTTCAACGTTTCGTTTGATGGGGCAACGTTCGTTCCGCTGTTTTACGAATCGACAGTTTATTCGATTACTATTTCGACGTCTGTCGCTCGGCAATACGCATTGAATCGAAATGCATTCGAGGGAGTTAGGTTCCTACAGATCGTCAGTGGATCTACCGAAGCCGCGTTGCGAACACTTCGAGTGATTAACGGCGAGTAGAGCAGACCCTCGCCACTTTATAGCAGAACTCACTAAACCACGGTAACTTCCGTATAAATCCAGCAGTAAGCCCGTCCGACCTCGGGCGGGTTTTTTTATGAGCCGATGGGCGCTAGCCCCGGTTGGTTTTTTTATGCCCAAGAAAATAACAATCCTACTCATCGGCGAATCCGAGCTACGCAAAAAGCTCGCGGGCCTCACCGATAAAGAATCGAAAGCAGTCATCCGAGGCGCATCGCGCGAAGCCCTCAAGCCGATACAACGCATGGCCCAGGATCTAGCCCCTAGAAGAACGGGCAGGCTACGGCGATCGATTCGAGTAAGGTCATTAACACGATCACGCAAGCGTATCGGGGCACGCGTCACGATCTCGAACAAAGACACACAGTTTACAGGCCGATCTTTCTACGGTGCGTTCCAAGAGTTCGGCTGGCGACCAGGCAAGCGATTGACCAGAGCTTCATCGGCCGCCACAGCGACCGATCAACGCCCAAGAGTCCCCGCAAAAGACTTTCTACGGCGAGCAGCGAAAAGCGGTGCGGCTGGAGCGGTCAACCTATTCAACTCCATCGTTTCGAAACACATTCATAAAGTTATGTCGAAAAGGAAATAGCCTATGAGTGTGATCGAAAACATCGATGTCGTAATGGGCGCCCAGACTGCCCAACTGGATGCTGCCGTAGCCAAAGAGATCAAACAACTCCAAAAGCTAGAGACCGTTGCCTCTGGTTTCTCAAACTCAGCCAGTGCTCTTGGGTCCTTCGCCGCTGGATTCTTCACGCTAACCGCTGCGGCTTCCGGTGCAGCATTCGCCGTATCGAAAGTCTCGGAGGCATGGAAGCAACTCGACGAATCGGCAGACGTTGGCGCACGTCTTGGCATGTCGTTCGCGGACCTAAACACCACACGCGAATCTATCGGCCGATCGACTGGGATGGATGCGGGGTCCATCGATGCGACGATGCAAAAGATGAACCTAAACCTAGCCAACGCAGCGGCCGGCAGTAATGCAGAGCTCGCGAATCGGTTAGCAATGCTCGGTCTAGAAGCGGGGCAACTGATAAAGGCTGGACCGCTCCAGGCGATCAAAGAAATCTCCGCAGCCACAAAAGACCTGAGCCCATCTGACCAAATGATCGTCGCGTACGAAACGTTTGGGAAGCAAGGCGTCGCGATGGTGCAGGCGTTGCGCGATGGCCCCGAAGCGATCGCCGAAATGGAAGCGAAGTTGACCGCATCGGGTTCCAACCTTTCAGACGCACAGATCGCACAGATCGGAGCCGCTCAAGACGCCTGGGACGATGCGTTGATGTTAGTAACAGGGCTTTTCAGAACGGTCGCAGCGGAAAGCGCACCTCTCGTTGAATTGTTTTCAGAGTGGGCGCAAGGGACCGGAGAGAGCTTTAGTGGTTGGGGCGAGTCTCTCGAGTTTGTGGTTGATACTGCTGCGTACTTTTCTGGTGTGATGTATGACGCTTACGAAGTCATCAATCTTCAATACACGCTGCTATCCAAAATGGCGACGATGGATTTTTCTGGCGCTGGGGAGAGTCTGCGATCTGCGATGGACCTTTCGACAGGTGATCGCAATGTCATGGCACTAGCCGAGAAACGACAAGCAGCCGAAGAGAAAGCCGCTAAAGATGCAGCCGACAGGCGATCCAACGCCGGTATGGAGAGCGAGATCGAAGCCTATGAACGAGCACAAGCGGAAAAGAAACGACTAGAGGAAGAGGCCGCACGCGAAGAACAGGAAAAACAAAAACAGGCCGAAAAAGAAAGACAAGACCTTTTGAAGGAAGCCGAGTCAATACAGAAACGAATCGATTCTATGGGCACCCAACCAGGGAAAACCGGCGCAGTCTCAGCCCAAGAGGGATCAGTCGAAGCGTACAAACTCCTTCTCCAACGTGACAACGAGCAGAAGCAAATAGCCGAGGAAGCCAAGCAACAAACCATCCTCCAGCAACGAATGGCGGATCTTCTCGAGCAAGCGAACATGAAACCAACCGTACAATTGGCGAGGGCTCGATAGATGGCAACCGTACTCATTGGAGAGAAAGCCGAACGGAGCGGAACACTCACCGCGACCGATTCGGGGTTTAACTACGTCGTTCCTCGAACTTACCTAGTTCAGTCTGACATTAACGACGACGGCGAGCTCAATGTTCTTTTGACTTCCGGCCTGCCCATTATTGGATTGTCAGGGCTAGTCGCATTCCCCGAGGCGATTTGCCGAAGTCTGCGACCTAGACAGAATCCAAAGCAACCCAAGCTATGGGAAGTGCAAGCGGAGTTTTCGACCGCTCCACTCAACCAGTCGATCCCAGCCGGTGGAGGTGGGTCTCCTAACCCCGACCCAACAACATGGATACCAATCTATAAAGGCTCTATCGAATACTACGATGAGGTTATTCACGAAGACTTTTCAACACCAGTTCGGCAGTATGTAAACTCGGCTGGGTGTAAGTTTCCAGAACCGCTGGTCGTTAAGCGTCCAATCATCGTGTTTGACTTCTATCAGTATGAATCGGCATCAACCACAGACAAGACGATTGCAGAGAGAAACGATTGTATCAACAATATGACGGTAACTCGTGGCTCGGTAAACTACGACGAGTACACGCTAAAGTGTACGGTAACGGATTTCGAGCGAGGCTTCTACTACGGCTACGGGGCGGTTAAGGTGCATTATCGGGTAGCCTACAAACCAGCCAAGTGGCTCAATAAACCTCTAGATATGGGCTACGAATACAAGAACACCGCAGGAGAATTGCAATCTTCCCCGAAACTCGTGACGCTCAATTCAGATGGAACGATGAGGAGCCCATTCGGTACGATCAGCTCGAAAGAATTCAAACCACATAAACCAATCTCCTTTGCATTCCTAAGATAGTAAATCGCTCCGACGATCCATCTCATCCCAACCCGACGCGTAAGCGAGGGATAACCGACCAATGGCAGAACAAAACGAATCCGAAGAGATCGTCGGCTTCAACCGCCCCGACGCGATGAACTTGCTGGGATCTCTACCCAACGCCGGTAGTGAACTAGTCACACCGCAGCATCGCCCCCCGATGGAGAACGTCCTCGGACGCACAGGCGCGGGAGGCATCGCCGCCAACAGTGCCGGCCAAGTCACCCTGTACTATACCACGTCCACCAACTGGACGCTAGGCACTGAAGTATGGGACGTCTTCACCCGAGGCGCAGCGATCCCAGCCAACACCGATTGTCTAGTCGTCCCCGTCAACGGTCGTTGGTTAGCGTTGGGGATCTGCTAGATGGGATCACTCGGCGTTTGTTGTCGTGAAGCGTGCATTGAGCCACCAGAGATCCAAATCACCGGACTTACTTCCTCTTCGGCATGGACATTGCCTAACCCAACGTTCTGTTGTTGGCAGAAAACATTCTTCTACAACTCTTGGCCAATCTCGCCGACGAAATACACAAGCCCAACGATTTCTGATTTGGCTATAGAGTTCAAAGGGAGACGTACAATAGAGGCAACTGTTGGAACCGTCTCCGGCCCCGATTGTATAGATCAAGAAGACATAGATTTAGGATACATAGAACGCTGGAGAATCTACGAAGACGCTTACAGAAAGTACGCATACATCTCTCCGCTTTCTAATCAAGTAGTCGTTAAAGCACATCTGGTAACGATCATAGAATCCGGTTTGCCTGTGGTTTATTGGGCGTTTAGCATTCAAGAGGAATTCACATCGACGTATGGTTTTGATCGAAAATTTAGAAATTACGTTGATAACATCTTGGTTGCCATTGAATGCGCGACATGGCGAAACGGTCTTGCAAACGTCAATGACCCAACCTATCTATCAAGACCAACAAGCACTTGGGTGGAGCAGACTCCAATTGCTTCAGGTGCGGTAGACGGTTCGATTACTTTTGGTTTAGTTCGATTATCTACCCTAGAAGCGTTGCCACCTGGTGATTGGAACGAACAGGTGGTATCCACGACAGACGCCAATACTCCCGCGGTTTCTGGATGTTTAACAGGAGTTCAAGACCCGTTTTTGTTGGCGTATTCCATTTCACCAAGTCCAGCGTGCAGTCAAATAGAGGTTTCTACCGCGGCTTGCGGAGAGCAGATTATCACAACAGGAAACGTACTTTTCGATCCCAATTTTTTAACTGCGCAACTCATCGGAAGATACGATTTTGCAGATCCTGTGTTTGTAGATCATCTGCGTTTGAACGCTGGCTGCTGTATTGACACGGGCACTGTGTGTAATTTCAACCCTAGCACGTCAACTTTTAATTGGTCTGCTCGTGCTGAAGTAATAACATCGACATGCACTAGCACGTACTCCCCGGTGGATATGATAGTACATCCATCGTACACCGTTCGGTTTCGACTGCCATGATTGCTCGGGAGGTAGTCTACGTTCCCAGCGACCAGCCACGGACGCAAGAAACTAGACACATTCCAGGCGTTGCGTATCACACAGAGATAACGCAGCGACAACGCGACCATTGGGCGAAACTCCACACAACCCTAATGGATGCGGTCAGCTTTGAAGCGTGGGTAGCCGCTATCCCCGGTTGCGAAACATGCCGACGAGATTTTCGCGAGTTGATGAAATCTAATCCGCCCCGTTTCGACGATTGGTTCCGCTGGACTTGGGAGGTACACAACGAAGTCAATCGAAAAATTGGCAAGCCCGTACTAACCTGGTCCGAAGCCTGCCACCTTTGGAAAAATGTCTCTGATCCAGCCGAACAATGACAGGCTGGAAGCCTATCCCACCCGCGCGAACGCAGCCTCAACAATCGCATCTGCCTCACGGAATGCCGTTTCGCGATCAATCTCCCCGGCGTTGTATCGTTCTCTTATAACCTGACAACTCCGAATCACCTCACCGCACGTGACCATTATCTTTGGCCTAGTTGCCGAAATCCTCCGCTCCTCCATAGAGGCCTTCGCCTTCGCTTCTATCGCGTTCATTTTCTTTCTGGCCTGTCGAGCCACGGCGGCGACGTGCGACGCGAATACGGCTAACTGGAAGCCCTTTGGTTGTGGTATGTCGTCCTTATCTAGAAGGAACGCATCGATCACGTCCATGCATTCGTTCAAGGTAAACTCCTTTAATGGCTTCGACCATTCGCGAAGTGTCGCGCCGACGTCCGGCGAGTTCCGCCTCAACCAATCGTAAACCGCAGGCATTGCAATCTCGACCCGTTGCCAAAACTGTTCTAGTTCTTTGCCGTCCATCAATCAAAAACTCCTGTCAAGTCCGTTGGCGCCCGTTGCGTCCCACGCGTTCCACCCCCGGCAACCCCACCAAGGAAACTTTGTTTTTCGTTGTATCGTTTGTGATCCCCATTCGTGATGAGGTTCCTCGCCTGCCTTTCGATGCTGAACAGAACCGCCGCGATGCGTTCCTCGTCGCTGTCGAAGCATCGGCCCAAGTTCATAAGCTGCACCTCCTCGGCAGCCGGTGCGAGCGGTTTGTGAGTCTCTCGAAGATGTTTTTTCCACAGGTTCCAAACCTGTTTGAATTCGGGAGAGTGGGTTTTCGGTCGCGGTTCGGTCTCTGAATTTTCCAGTTGATCCAATTCTGAATTGTCTTGATCCTTATCCTTGTCTATATCCTTATCCTTATCCTTGTATGTGTCTTGGTCTCTTTCGATACTCTCTCTATACCCTTTGGATACCCTTTCGAATTTACTCTCTAAATCATTCTTTTTGATCGAACTGAAAACAGGATTGTGTGCTTTGCAGTCTTTAGACAATTCACCGTATTGGTATTCAATGAATTTGTGTAACCAAACCTTCCCATTGTGCAACACGGAGACGCGATCCTCGCAGGTCTTGTAGAACGCTTGCCAATCGACATTTGTTCCAATCTGGAAGTTCGCGAGCTCGTCGTCTAAATCGATCACTCCAGCATGGTCGCAGTTGTCTAGGAGATAGAGATACGCAAGTTTGAATTCGCACGTAAGAGACCGGAACCATTTGTCTTTCCACTTTTCCGTTTCTGTAAATCTCTTTGGCATGTTCGTAGATTCCTTTCCTGTTGTTTTCGTTGGGTTCTGACAGGCTGGAAGCCTATCCCACTTAGCCGCGATAGAGTTTTAGCGTCACCGGTCCGCTGCGGAGACAGGACGAAGTAGTTGCTCCCTGCCTCATTTCTAAACCTCTCGAATTCGAGAGGGCTCGGATATGTTATGCGAATGAACCGCCAGACTTTGCAGCCTTCCGCGTTTGAACTCTTGCGTCAAGTTTTGACGAAGAGTAATTAAAAAACTGGTCGAACATCCACCGAGGAACACCCAATTGTCGCAATGCTGCTGAACGGATCGCCTCCGATGCCTCAGCGTATGTTCCGTGATTGGTCATCGCTTGCTCTTGTGCGTTGAAAATGCTTGGCGGCTGATAGACGATCATCGCATAACAACGCGATGGACACGAAGCCCCATCAACGTTCTTTGGCACTTCCTTGGAATCACTCATAGTTCAAACCTTTCTTGTTGGGGCTCGGTCATCGCTACAGTTCACACGACCTCTCCAGTAGCGTGTTGTATCGCCTGCGCTGCCATGTGTCGCGTAGACGACATGGACGCCATCGACCCGCCAATGCAATCCTGATGCCGCAAGATTCGCCGCAAGGCTTCGAGCATTTCGGGGGCTGCCGAAATTAACTTGAGGTCTGCATCTGTCCATTCTTCTTTCGGGTCCACTTGGTAATTGTGTGCCGCTCTGAGATGACCACACGTTAACGACCGAACCGCCTCCCAGGGTCCAGGCGTGTGAACAACGGATTGATCCGAAGGCTTGGTCTCTTGGTTTGCCATCTTTACTCTCTCAATTTGGCGTAATTGTCATCCATCGATCTTCTCGTTTTCCAATCCATAAATCCGATCTCATTTCAACAAAGTATTGATCCGAAGTCCTCGATAACCTAATCGATGTACTCAAACTCTATCCGCGTTACTACTTGATCTCGCTCGCATTTCATATGCTGGCAAAACATAGAAACGAACTTGTGTCCGCTTTGATCTCCAAACCCTTCTTTTCTCGATTCCTCTAGACCGTATTGTCCATTGAGCTTTGACAAAGGTTCTTGTCGTACGTCAACGATGCGAATTTGTCCTAACCTTTCAATTTGCTCCCCTGGTTTCAATCCCATGCACTTCACGCACGCATTGAGTATCTGACCAGGCTTGAGATTCTTCCAGCCTAGACGACGGGTGACCGTCTTGGTCCGATTCCGAATCTGATCTGTTGTCAACGCAAAGGAGATGTTTCTTGGCATAAGCGTTTACTTCCTAGTTGATTGCATCCAAGTCGCGTAACCAGTCTTTTGACAGTGGATGCGTTACTGCCGCGACTGGATGAATCAAAGCGTTCACACGACCTTGCGCATGATCTCACGACACTCGTTGACCCACAAAGCCAACTCCGCATCGCCGATGCACTCTACGGCCGGATCGATGGTTGCAAAACGATTGACGACTCGCAGCATTTCTGGTGCGGCCGCAATCAATTTCGCGTTCGCGTCCCAGTCTTGGTTTGTTGTCGCGACATAGCAAATGCAATTGGCCACACACTTACCGTCTCGATCTGGAATTGAGTCCGTAATCACCGGCCTGCGAAAATCCACGCCGTACCCTTCGTAGCGTTTCCACGGTCCCGGCATGTGAACAATGGGATGCATCGAAGCCCCTGTCACGTCTTTCTCTAATTCCATGAAGTCTTTCCTTGTTCAAAATTTACTGGTTGGGGCTCGATGCTCCCAAGCGTTATCCAGACTTTTTACGTTCGTCCAATTGCCAGCAGACGCAACCAAAATCGGCAGTTGTTCGCATGGACTTCTTTCCAGAAAAATCTACCTTGCGCACCTTATTGTCACGCAAGCCTGTATGCCACACACAGACTGCTCTACCGTCGATCGTGCCCAGCACATCTGTCCACCAGTGGCATGTGCCACACCGCTGGACAACAGATTGCAAGAAAGCCTCATTCGTCTCGCTCATCATGTTTACCTATTTCCTTTACGGACTCGGATAATCCTATCGTTACTTCTTCGCCGCCTTGACCCGAATGCACGGGACGGTCTTTCCGTCGAGCGTTGTCTCGCTTCGGTATAGTTGCAACTTCTGACCAATCCAAGTTGACGTATCCGCCCCGAACAAATCCGCTATAGCTCGGGAGTTCGTTTTATTGAGCACCAACCCGCGATCAAACTCTTCAAGGTAGAGGACTCCTTTTCGCACTTGGTCCGCGCCGACTGTTTTGATCTCAACGGCCTTCATCGTGACCGTTTTAGATTCGCCCATTTCGTCCCCAATGTCCAACGCTTCCAAGTGTGGACTAGGGCAAAGATCTGTTACTCGCATTCTGTTCTCCGTTTAGGTGTGTTGTTGTGTTGTTGTGCGTGTGAATGGACCGCGGAGCGATCCACTACTTTAAGCGATCAGCGACTCGCCGCCGATCAATAGCTCGACAGGTTCCGAGCTGCTGCGTCGGAACTTCTCTGGCAATACCCACGCCTTCGGGCTCTCGTATCCCGGCCACTCGTTCGATTGTTGATGTTCTGCCAACTTGGCCAGCAACTCGTCTACTAAACGATCGCCGATCTCTAACGACTCTTCGCTCATCGGAGCAACTCGATTGCAATAAGGAGATTCAACCTCTACCGCAGCGATCCACGGCGTATGATCGCCACCGAAGATTGTGTCGAGACCACGTTTGTAGAATGACATTTGCCGGTGATAGTCGTAGTTGCCAATCGACCACTCGAAATCAAGAGCATCCGCACACGTTTTCAGATCAGCAAAAAGGCAATCCGATTTGTCGCTGAGGTAGTCGATCCGAGCTTTGCAACGGATTCCCGTCTCCGGCTCGTCCCAAACGATCGTCACCTCTGATTGACCTCCGCTAAACAACTCTCGGCACCGTTCGTTCTGCGACAGCGAGATCGCGACGCCGCACATCCGAGCGTAATCGTCTTCGCTAACTACTTGTTTGTGGTGGTTCAGGTCGAGGAAGTCTTTTTCCATCTTCTTTACGAAGTCGGTAGAACTCGAAAACGATCGCTCGCCGCTCTTCGTGCAGTTGCTCGGGTGCTTTGAGTAGTTCGGCATGAAACAATATCGCCGAGCAACCTCCAGCGGTTCTAGAACGCCGCAATGGACGAGCGAACCGATCGACATAGATTTCGTAGGTTCTTTGAATTTGCCAGTTTTGAAATGCAACGCACTACGTTTCAACAACGACAGCCTCGAATTGCTCACCGCGTTCAGTGCGAAGTAGTCTTCCGCCGGCAGGTCGTAGTAAACGCCTGGTTCTTTGTTAAGCACTTGCCAGATTCCTTTGCTGTTGTCGTTTCCGTTTCATTTCTTGTTTGATCGCGAACTCTCGCATTTCAATTTGTTCGCACGCGTAACATTTGTTCGGTTCTACGAACTGCACCGACAGAATGTTGCATTTCGGGCACCGTCTAGGAGGTTTCTTTCGCATCCAAATGCGAAACCTCGCTTCGTCGAGATCACACATCGTGAATCCCATTTTGAAGAGCTTCTCATCCGAATAGAATTTCTTTTCTATGAGATCGACAATTCTTCCGATCGCTTTGTAGTCCTTGCCCATTTGACCGCGTTCCTTTTCTTCCTGACTCGAATTGTTGCGACCGCTACCGCTTGCGTCCGCAAATGTTTTGCCCGCGCCGGTTCCATCTGCGAGAGATCGAGCGACACGTCCACATAGCCGAAATAGATCTGCACCCTAGCTAGCTGTAGCCTGCCCTGATGCATGAAGTCCAGATAAAACCATCTCCGCTTTTCCACCCGTTCCCAAATTTCTGTTCGCATACAGTTCTCTCCTCAACACCTTGACACCGGCAGGAGCAGAGATCGCCAAAGCAACCTTCTTGCCCTTTAGGTGGCTCACATGTACAACGATCTCCGACCCATCGGGCAAGAGCATGACAATCCCCTCGCTGACTTCTCGCCGTAGTACCAACATCCCCATGATCTCGAAACCTTCCCTGTAACGAGCGTTCGTAAAAAAGGGCTAGCCAGCACGCCCATACTGGCCAGCCCCGCTAGGCACGTCACACCACGCACCGCACCTAGTTTGTTTCTGAAGAGGATCGACGGACCGATCCACTACAATGTGTTTAATTCGTCTACTAACCCGAGCAAATGATCTGCCGCAGCAGACGCTAAAACATCCATCCCGCCGGTGCGAGCACGAAACCAGTCGTCCGCTAGTTGCTTGACTTTTTCCACTAACTGGGCATCCGAAGGCAAGTCGCCGCCGTCATATAACCAAACATCTACCGGGCATCGTTCAGTTGGCATCGTTATCTTCCAAATACAAACGAATAGCCCTCTTCGCAGTTGGGCTGCACGATTCCCACAACCGGATGAACTCCGAGACCTTGCACGGTGCAGGCTCAGGGGGATCGCATTCGGAAAACTCTTCCTCGGTCGAATCGATCGCAGTATTCGAAACAGTCGAAACGCGTTCTCGGACTGCTTTGGCACCCTGCGCGACGATCGCCGATTGTTCTTCCTTGTTCGGTACGTCCTTCACCAATTTGGCGGCTAATGAGACGGGTAACTCGCCAGAACTCACCGCCGATTGCACTTCTTCGCTACCGTTTTCGGTGACCGACTTGGCACGAGCCACCGTAGTACGACCGACGTTTAGTTGTTTCGCTGCGTCATCCATCGAGACCAAAGTACCAATTGGTATCTTGCTCTCGTTCAGACGGTCTCCACCGTGAAGGATGTTCGCCAACTTTGCCGCAACCATCGCCCTTTGACTCGATGTCAAATGCCTTCTGTGCAAGTTGTGGCTAATGACAAACTTCCACGGATCGCATTCGTCCGGTAGCTCCCAAAACGCCGGATCGACTCCGATCTCTTCGCAAGCCTTTAGCCTGTTCCGTCCGTCGATCACTTGATCGCACCAAACCACAATAGGCTCGCGCAATCCGTTTTCCTCGATGTCAGCTTTCAATCCTGCGAACTCTTCATCCGACATCATCGGAAAGAGTGTCGCGGCTGGGTGTATTTCGTATGTCATCTAGCAATCCTTTACACTTGGTTTGGTTTAGCTACCCGAGCACAAGCTACCGCAACGGGCATATCCGGCTATATCAACCCAGTTGTCCCGCTTCCTTTGGTGAACTTCGCGACTGAGTTTCAAACACACCATAAACAACGCCACTTCGCGAGGTTCGAATGTCACGCCTTTCAATGCGGACCACATCGCCGCAGTGCGTCGGAAGTCTTGGTCAGGTGGTCCGTATTGGGCGTTCCGGTCTCCACGAGTAATACGCGAAGCCTCTTCTAAAACGTCTTCGGTGTGTTGGTAGATGACCGCGAGCCCCATCCATTCAGCCAAAGCAAACTCAGCCCGAGCACCTTTCGACCGCTCCCAACCGCGAAGCATGTAGATTGCGTCGCATTCTTTTAGCGCTTCGACGTCTCGATCGATCGCATCGAGAAGGGAAAAGCCGATCGATTCTAGATCGGTATCCGCTGGTAATTTCGAGAAATCGAATCCCGCGTCTCGATCCAAGTCGGCAGGCGAGATCGGCGAGTAACCCAACGCCTCGACCTCTTTGCGTGCCTCGTCAAAGGCCGGGAAGTTGAAATGATCTATCCCACGCATGGGACCAGCGATATAGCAAAGTTTCGACACGGTTCAATCCTTTCGATGTAGTCGGTGAATCTCTAGTTTCAGTTCCATGGTCAACAGTCGTTGTTCTAGCCGAGCGTTCTTTTCCTTCTCCGACATCAGTTTCTGGAAAAGGCGTCTGTTTTCCTCTTGGAGTCTGATGCCAGTCTCGACAAGTTGTTCGTTGATTGCAGCCATTTACGATCCCTTTCGCGGGTTGAGGATTTCTGCGTGGATGGTCGTTTGTACTTCGAACGTGTCGATGGTCTCAGGTTCGGATTCGCAACGGCACTCGATCACCCAAATGCCAAGCCCACGGCAAAAGGATAGAGCGATCGCGTGCCTCTTCAGTGCCTCGAAGAAAGTCACGTTGCCGTAGCTTTCCCACGGTGCCCCTTCGATTCGTGCTTGTCTGTTCACTAGCTCACCGTCGCTTTCTGTGGTCGTTTGAAGAATCCAAGCCTTTCGAGTTTCTTCATCGCAAACGATGTTTGGCGTTCGATCTGTTTGCGAGTGATCGGAGCGTCTTTTCGTTTCGCGACCGGTAGTCCTCGTTCGCGTTGGATTGTGTCGTTGAATCGATGGACCGCTTCGACCGAAGTCATCACACGTCCACCGACTCGGGAACATTCGAGGCATACTCGACCGTTCGGAGTCGAGATCCCTTTTCGGTGCCATCGCCATGCCGTCGTGTAGTTCGGTCGTCGACCGGTCGCCAGCTCGATCGCCTCGAGCAATTCGAAGTGTTGTTCAGTGCTCACGATGCGTCCCTCTTTAGTAGCCTTGCGAAAGCAAAGCGCGTTTTCATTTTTCGAATCTCCTGTTCCCCAAGAATCCAGCCGCGGGCAATTGCCTCTTGCTCGGCTGCGGCTGATTGGTCGGGAGGCATCGAGCCCAAGTAGTTTACGAACGACTGATAACAACGAGCACAACAACCACGCGTACCGATCGAGCGACCGTTTACGATGGTGGGAGCGTTGCAATCGATGAGATCGTCGGTGTTCGACTTGGGGTCTCTGTGTTTCATCGTGCAGAGTCCCGCCGCGACGCGTTCCTCGGCTCGTTTCTGTTCAGAGCGACTTCGTGTTCGACGCGAAAGAATCACAACCAAACCCTCTCGGGAATTCATGGGGGAATTAGATTCATGTAAGGAAAAACGCATCCATGCGAAAAGCTTCGTGCGTTCCTTCCGTGTCCATCCACCGGACGAGTAAGAATTTAGCCTCGGGATAGCTCTATTGCAATCCTATACAATGCGTATCGATACGAATTCCGTCTGTTATTGATCTAAAACAAAGTCGTAAGTCTTTATTGGAATTAAACTTATGTACATCAAAAAAATCTTTGCTAATCTTTTGGAATGGGAAACGAAAGCAATCCACAACGAGTTGATCTCAACTCCGTAAAGGCGTTAGCCGCAGTCGTTCGCGACGCATTGGCTGTAATGGACAAGACGATAGACACCGCAGAAAAGCTAGGTATTAAAGACTTTTCCGTGCGACAGGTGCCTAAAGGAAGAAAGGCTGTTCAAGGTCTTTTGGAATTCAGCACTTTGTTGAGTGTTTCGGTAGTCGGATCACTGCTACCGAAACCAATAGAATCTGCTGACTATGGGCCGATGGCCGCTCCCGAAACTAAGCCACCCTACGAACAAGCAACGGGCAATAAGCCTCGGAAGAAACCGGAGTCATGATCCATGTCTCGCCGGGATTCAGCTCTACTTCCTGCGCGATGTTTCGGCATTTCTTCGCCCTCTTTTTCGCAGCAACTAGACGAATGGTGTTGTCTCGAAGGATCCATAGATCGTAGCGTGGTTTTCCTGTTTTCATTGGTTTTCCTGCGTGAGAAAAATCGCAACGGCTCATCCCTTCCGCCTGGTTGCGTGATTGATAAAACATTTCCTTTGTGTGTTGGTAGTTTCGCTCGGTTCCGTGACACGTTAGGTCTGTGAGAATTAAACAAATGTTTCTGAATACGTTGATTGTTCTGGTGTTGACCATTGAAGTGCCTCAAGCGTCGATTGATACCTTCTATGAGGCGGGTTTAGCGGCTGCGGAAAAAGCAAAAGACAACGCGAAAAACGAGATCAAGAAAGAGCAAGAGAAGATCACCGCGCTGGGTCGCGTCTTTGCTGATCCATCGACGGAGAAAATAGAATACATCACTGATCCAAAGGGGAAGCCTGCTGTTAAAGCACCCAACCGAGGCATTGCGGAAAAAGAGAAAACGAGCATCCGGAAACGAATCAAGGAACTCGAAGCAAAGATTGAAGCGATGCCGAATTGGTCGTCACTGGTTGAAAAGCCGATTGTTGATACTCAACGCGGCGATCTTGGGTACTTTCATCTACGGCAAGGTGATGTTGGCAGTTTAGGATCAAACATTCCTACCGGTGCCGTTGCTGGTTCTAGGGCGGCTTACCAACTGATGCTGGACATTGAACGGCAGAACATGCGAGTTGCCTTTCGACCAGTTATCAACGATTGGGTTTTGCACATCGATGGCAACGGCCAAGATATGGCTAGCGACAAGCTCGCTATAATCACAGGCAAAGCCCAAGGGCATATCAACATTCGAATCCTTCCAGAAGAGGAAGCAGCGAAGATTCTAAAGCAATGCGAAGAGAAAGCGGCAAAGCTCAACGCATCCAAGAAACAATAGAAACAACACGTTGAGCCCGAGTGAAACCGCCGTAATCTTCCAAAAGTGTTCGTGGTTCATCCTAGCCTTTTTGCTGTGTTGATCGCCAATTCTCGGCTTGCTTCGGCGTAGATCTGCGTCGTGGTTATCTGCGAGTGGCCAAGGATCGCACTTGCTGCCTCCAATCCGATGACTCGCCGCACGTTCGTGGCTGCTGCGTGTCGTAGTTGGTTGGGTGACCAGCGGGGGATGTTGTTCTCCTCGCAGACGCGAGCGATAGCACGTCCATAGCTGTGGGTGTTGTAGTGGTCGCTGATTTGTCTCGAGGTCTTGGGTGTGTGATTGCTTTTTCCGATTCCATTCCCGCAACTCTTAGGAACGATTCGCGGTCGCCTTTGGTGGAAAGCCTCGATAGGCGAAAAGCAATAGGCGCACGGGTCGCGATCCAAATAGGGCGTCAGGATCGCTTGGGCTTTCGGCCCGATGTAGAGAATGCGTTCGGTGCCTCGCCATGCGGTTTTGTGTGCATCGAGCTTGATCTCCCAAACGTCTCCGACCGATCGATCGACCATGCAAGGCTGAATGTCACACACTTCACCAGGGCGACATCCGACGAGCGATTGGAAGCGGATCATATCGGCTAGCACTGGTGGAAGTCGTTCGATTGTCTGTTGGACGGTGGCTGGGTCGACTGGCTTGATCTTCTCAGGCTCGCGAGCTGTGGTTCGTCCGCGTTTGAGTGGTGCGAGATCGGCTAAGGCTTGGTGAATCGATGGGGGCAACATGCCTTCGCCAGACGCCCATCTGAACATGCGGCGTATACACTTCACGATGGTGTTGACATAGGTCCGCGTCGGAATGTTTTCGCGTTTGCGTTCGTCGAAGTATTTGCCATCGACTATGGATTGACGAACGGCCTTTAGATGATGCGGCGCGAAGTCTTTGGCTAGTGTGTCTCCGTACAGCTCGACGAGTGGGCGTATGGCTACCTTGATGCGGTTCGATTCTTTGTCTTGGTAGTAGCCAAGGCAGTGCTCGAAGTAGGTTGTACACAAAGCGGCAACGGTGATGCTATCGACTGGCAACCGAAACACGTCTTTGTGTCCGCATGCAAGATACTCACCAACGAGGCGTCGGTATTCGGCTTCAGATTCATCGCTTCCCCATTTTCCTAGGTAGTGATGTTTGCGATTGATGACTACGAACGCTTGGCCGGTTTTGTGTCGTCTGAGAGAAGGGGTTCGCATGGGTCGAGACCTCGAAAAAGGGTAAACTACCTATTTTCCAAAATCTCGGGGCTAACCCGGTATCGTGACTTTATCAACGATTTTATTGGTATTTAACAGTAGCGATGATTGGACTCGAACCAACGACCCACGGCTTATGAAACAAGCCACGGTGCATTGTCGATTGTGTTTCGCCCTGTAAATTCGTTGGTGAAGTCACGTTTTTGGTCAAAGGTTTGTAAGTTGCACAGTATTGCAAATCCCTGGGAAATCGCAACCTAGTCAAGACGAAAAAGGTCAATTACCCTCCAGGTAATCAAACATGGAGGTGTTATGGCTAATGCTCTTTTGCTATTGGTCTTGGTTGGGATCGGATCGCCCTTCTCGCAGCCTGTTTGCGAGTCTGTGGATCTCATCGAACTAAACCACAAATACGATCCCAAAGGACAGCATACGTTCTCACAGGTGATCTTCTACGAGCGATTGCCTCACAATGGACTGTACCGCGTGCGTGATTGGGTGTTGGTCGACGATCGCGAATCTATTTGTGCGATTCCAGTAAATCGAAACGGCCTATACCACTCTTCCTTCATTAAGGAAGGCGTCTTCTACCGGATACGCTCGCCGTTATTCCGAGAGTCTTGGACACACTACGACCCAGAGATCGAGGACGGTCGTATCTATCCAAAGCACACTAGGCGACTACTACGGAGGCGTGAGCATGTACCGACGAGCGAAGGCAAAGAGTAGCTATCGACGCAAGCCAGGCGAGATGAACAAGACAGAGCTGGCATACTCCGAACACCTTGACGACTTAGTGGCACGCGGTGAGATCCTCGGTTATCTGTTCGAACCGATCAAGCTAAGGCTAGCACCACTAACCTATCTGACTCCTGACTTCCTAGTCGTATCGCTCGACGGAACGCTCGATTTTCACGAGGTCAAAGCGTGCATGTCTGATGGTCGTTTTCTTTGCGAGGATGATGCGAAGGTAAAGATCAAAGTCGCTGCGGAAATGTACCCCATGTTCGGCTTTGTGTTGTGCGGCAAGCTGTCGAAGAAGACTGGCGGAGGGTGGAGGTTCGAGCAGGTCGGCACGACCCCAAGCCTACCACCCCACGACCGGGGGGCGTCGGATTCTGCCATAGTGGCAGGTGCGTAGACCGCTTGCAGCACGTGCGCATTTTTGGCGCTGTTTTCGACCCCACGTCCTTCGGGCTGGGAAAGTTTTACACTCGCAACACGGGTGATAGGATTCGTCATGGTCGAGCGAAAAGCTAAGAAACGAGGCTCAAAGCCTGGTCAAAAGCAACTAACTTGCGCTCAGCGAGTCCAGATCATTATCGAAAGAGCGAACGGCCAAAGCTGTATCAACCTCGGGAAGAAGTACCAAGTGACACGCCAACAAATTTGGAACATCTGCAAGGCTGCTGCAAGTTTGTGTCTATTGCTGTTCGTCGCTGGATGCGAGGAGCAACAATATCGACTACTCCAAAAGCCGAAGCCAGAATCGCCACCGATCAACCCACCGTTACAGGTTCGTCAAACCAATTGGTTAGGCGGTCCCGCAGGTCGCGAGGGTTCATGCGCTCACGCGTCTCTCGTTTCGATGCTTCATTGGCAAAATCAGTTCAAACTAGCCTCCATATGGAAGCAAAAGTATGGTGGCGGCGAGTACGCTTCGCGCATTCGACAGCGACTTGATAGCGAAAACGTGCCCTACGCGTTCACTGAAAACGCCAATCTAGCCCTACTCGACTACGCTCACAGCACAAGACGCGGTGCCATCTTGTGGTGGAAGCCCTCGCATTGCTGCACTTTCCTTGGTTGGGTGCAAGGTTCGGACGGAAAAACATACGCAGCGATCCTCGACAATAACAGCGTTTCCAAGTTCGAGTACACAGAGAAGTCCCAGTTCCATCGATTGTGGGCGTCTTACGGTGGTTTCGCGCTGACTGTGTTGGGTGATCCACCTTCACCACCGATCTATCAAGCCTACGAATCAATAACCCTTCCGAGTCTCTAACCATGTCGACCCAAACCACAAAAGTAACGCTTGCCCTTGCGAGTATCGTTGCACTTTGTTTCTTTCACGCGCTAAGCGTAGCGACCGTGAACCGCGTTATTGTTCCGTCAATCGAAGAAGCCTTCGGAATCGAGCCCGAGCGACAACCGCAGGCAGGCGGCCTCAACTTCGACAACGCACGGAACGCGATAGGGGTCACCAACACACTACCCGTCAACTCCTCCGCACTCAACGAGCCCAAGCGACAAACCGGACCGGTGCCATACTGCCCGCCATGTGACGCAAACCCGCCGACACAACAACCCCGCGCACCGATCCCACCTCCTGCCGCAGCACCCACCAGCGGCAAGTACAACGTAAGTGTTTTCGTTCTCCATAACGACCCAGCATCGAAGACCGTCCTAAGTTGGTTCGACGATCCATCGCTGACCAAGTTCAAAACCTCCACGAATTACCACGTTTACACCCGCGACAACCCGCTTTACCTGGGAAGATTCGCTTCAACCGTACCCGTCTCCAGCTTTCCCGCAGTGCTATACACCGACCCAAGCGGCGGCTACATCTACAGCTTCGACAAATCGAGCGTCCCAAGCAGCCTCGCTTCGATGAAAACCGACATACAATCAGCCTACAACACCCATAAACAAGTCGCTGCACAGGTGCAAAACACCGTCGAAAGTGCCACAAACGCCGATTGTCCAGACGGTTTTTGCCCACCACAGAGCACTCCCGGTGGGTTTTTAGATCGCTTTCGACCTAAACCAGACACGAATCCCATCGAAGGGATACTCCGAACCATCACACGACCAGGCGAGACGCTTCTCCAATACGCGTTTATCGGACTTCTCGTGTTCGTAATCGTCCTATTGTTGAAACGCAGAGGTGCCTAAGTGCTCACGACCGTAATCATTGCCGCAATCATCGGCCTAGTTGCTTTCATGTTGATCCCGTCCAAGAAATCGAACGGAGTATCGCAATCGTCGCCGATCGAATCGCAGGTCGCCGCGATGTTCTCCTCGCCGTCGAGTAACACAGTCGACCTCAACGAAAAACTGTCGATGGTCGATTCGCTAGTCCGCGAAAAGCACCTAGCAAAACGCAAACGCGAAGCCCTAGAAGAATTCAAATCACTCCTCGAAGATGATTAAGCGAGCGAAACGACTCGGCAGCACGGCACCGCAGCGAGGCAACTCCACACAGCGAGGCTATGACCGCCGATGGAGGAACGCACGCCGCGATTTTCTCCGAGCTCATCCGCAATGTGCGGAGTGCATCAAGGAAGAACGATACATCGCCGCGACGGTAGTCGACCACATCACACCGCACCGGGGCAATCAGTTGTTATTCTGGGACGTTAGCAACTGGCAACCACTTTGCAAACCATGCCACGACCTAAAGACACTCAGCGGCAGATAAAGACCTCGAAGAAGTCCGTACCCATCAGCGAAGTTCCCTCGCCAGACGACTACGGACTCTGCGAACACGGAAAAAAATACTGGGAAACCCACGCACCGCAGCTTGTCGAAGCGAACATCCTCACACCATTACACGTCGAAACATTCGCAGACCTTTGCCGATGCTACGGCGAGTACCGCAGACTTAGCGATTGGATCGCAGAAGACCCCAATCGAGCTATGTTCATCACCGATAAAGGCTACGCGATGGAGTCACCACAGCTCCGCATGAGAGACCGAGCGTTCGCAAACGTTCAAAAGCTCTGGCCCAAGTTCGGATTACACCCATTGTCACTAGCTCAAATGCGAAAACATGGCGGCATCTCCACGAGAAAAGCGTCGACGATCGCCGATTTCGCGCGGGGGAAATACCAATCGAGCACCGATAACGGTCACGATTCGGAATAAACGATACAGAATAGAGTTCGCCCAACTCGAGGATTGTCGCGGTTCCTGCGATCCACTCACCCAAACAGCCAAAACGATCTGGATAGATTCGCGGCTAACAGGTGAGGAACTCGTAGAGGTCGCAATTCACGAAGCGATACACGCGGCATGCTGGGATCTCGACGAGACCGCAGTCATGGAATCGGCCCGCGACATCGCACGAATGTTGACACGGTTGGGACTACTCAAAAATGAAGATTGAACACCTCGGGACGAATAGCTCCGTTATTCGATTCCCAGACGTTCGTAGCAAGTGGCAACAGTGGGTACTACTCCGCAGCGACGTACACCACGACAACCCACATTGCAATTGGAAACTCGAGAAGAAACACCTCGACCAAGCGAAAGAACGCGACGCGGTAATCATCGACAACGGCGATCTATTCTGCGCGATGCAGGGCAAGTGGGACAAACGATCCTCAAAGGATTCGATACGACCTGAACACCAAAGCGGCAACTACCTCGATCGATTAGTCGAGACGGCAGCCGAGTTCTACAGACCCTACGCGAAACAATTCGTGATCCTAGGACGAGGCAACCACGAAACAGCCATCCGAGGGCGACACGAAACAGACCTAACCGATAGGCTTGCCATCGAACTACGTCGCAGTGGTTCAGAATGCCTCGCCGGTGGCTATGGTGGATTCGTCCGGTTCATGTTCACCATCAACAAAACGAAACGCACGAGCCGAGTCCTATACCACTATCACGGTTCAGGTGGTGGTGGACCCGTCACACGCGGCACCATCCAGACCAATCGGATAGCGGTCTACACACCCGACGCCGATATTGTCCTCACAGGTCACACCCACGACTCGTGGATGCTGCCAATCCGCCGCCAACGCATCAACGACGCAGGCAACATCTACCACGACGAACAGTACCACGTCAGATGCGCAGGCTACAAAGACGCATGGGGCGACGGTTCGAGCGGTTGGGAAGTAGAGCGAATGCTCGGCCCAAAACCACAAGACGCGGCATGGATTCGCTTCTACTTTGAGAGCGACGCCATACACACAGAGATACTGCGAGCCACTTAAATGGCCAAGCCCAACAGCACGAGACTAATCGAGCTGCGAGCAAAAGCCAGACGCGAGGGATGGGAACGATACATTCGCCAGGGATCAGGCGAGGAAGCAGACGAGCGAGCAATGCTCAACGGCTGTTGGTTCGAACCTCACCGCGCGGACCACTGGCTAGAATTCGCTGACCGATTCGGAACACTCACCGAAGGACCGTGGGCAGGCAAGCCATTTCGGTTACTCCCTTGGCAAGTGGCCGACACTTCGAGGCTATTTGGTTGGGTGCGACACTCGAAAGAGTGGGGCTATCCTGTTCGACGGTTCCGAATGTGGTACGAGGAAGTACCCAAAAAGAACGGCAAGACGCCGCTTCTTTCGCTCCTGGGCAACTACTTGTTATTCGGTGACTCGGTTGGGCCGGACGGAAAGCCGCGACAGATCAACCTATACCTCGCCGCAACGACCCGCAAGCAAGCGGAACGGTGCCTAACGCACGCAATCCGACAGATCAGAAACAATGAAGAACTAGACAAACTAGCCAAGATTCGAAAACTCGAGGGGTTTCATCAGGTCCAATACCTCGACAACGAATGGCACGTAGTCGCAGCCGATCCCGAATCCGCCGATGGTGTGAATGGTCATTGCCTCGCTGACGAGTTCCATCGCTGGAAAGGCTTCGAGTTCTACAACGCACTCAAATGGATGTTGGCCTCGCAACCCGAGGGAGTCTTCGCAGCGATCACCACCGCAGGCGAAGAAGGCGAGAACGTTTGCAAGTACACACACGACCACGCGCTCGCAGTCAATGCCGGCAGAACGATCGACGAAACATTCGTAGGCACCATCTACGGACCAGACCGAGACGACGACCCGCACGACGATGCGACCTGGCACAAATGCAACCCATCACTCGGTAGCGATCCATCAAGCCCGATTAAACTATCCACGTTCCGACAAGACTACGAAGCAGCCAAAGCAGACCCGACACAATGGCCGAGCTTCATGCGACTTCGGCTAGGTTACTGGATAGCCTCGACCAACAGTTGGATTGATACGGCCGCACCGCACGGGATCAGCGATTGGGACGCAGGGCCGACCGAACGAGCCAATGCAAAAGAACGAATCGATTGCTACGAGAACTTCGACGAAGAACAACTCGCGAACATCGCAACGAACGCCAAAAACATTACCCTCGCATTTGACCTTGCTTCGGTGCGCGATACCGTCGCAGCATCGTTGACGATCGAAGACGAACAATCGATCTGTTGGAATAGGACTTGGTTTTGGTTACCAGAGGCCGAAGCGATCCGACAGCAAAAACGGATCAGCTATCGACGATGGGCCGAGGATGGATGGATCACACTCCAACCCGGCGATGTGATCGACTATCGAAAACTGCTAAACGATCTAGTGATGATCTGCACACGGTTCAACGTGCCGCGGTTCTACTACGATCCGCAGTTCCAGGCCGAATGGCTAACGCAGGAACTAGAGCTCGCAACCGGAGCCGAGCGCGTTCAGTTCCCGCAAACGATTATGCACTATGGCCCAGTCGTCAAAGACTGCGAGAGACGGATCATATCGCACACGATACGGCACAACGGAAACCCTGTCCTAACCTGGCAGATGATAAACGCAGTCGCTCGCACCAACGCGAACGGCGACAAGCGTTTGGTTAAACAAAACAAAGGCGAATTCAAGAAAGTCGACGGCGCACAAGCACTCGTGATGAGTCTCCACGATTCGCTAGCAGCACAGAACGACGATTCAAGCTACTACGACAACAACGATTTCGAAGTGATCTAAACATGCTTCCATCCTGGTTAGCCACCCTACTTTCAATATTCACTTCCTCCGCGCTCAAAGTCATGTTCGACATCATCACCACTCGCAAGGCTGCACTACTGTTTGGGGTCGCTTGCCTCGTCGTCGGTGCATTGGGTGGATGGGAAACGCTCATTCTAATCGGAGCGGGGGCAATTGTTTGGGTGACTTACGCAGAATCCCGAGACGATAAACAGGGCAAATAGTGGCGAAGAAATTTTCAAATCTCTGGGGATTGATCGCGAATAGATCGATCAACGATCCCACAAAACCTCTGACCGTCGCGGATGTCCTTGACTACGTAGGGGATAGCTTCTCCACCGACACAGGCCAAACGGTCAACGCTGGGAAGGTGATCGGCTACGCGCCACTTTTCCAAGCGGTCTCGATGATCTCGGGCGATTGTGCCAAGCTACCTCTGAACGTCTACCGAAAGACCGACCGAGGACGCAGCGTCGAGACATCGCACCCAGTCCAACGCGTCATCCACCGTAGTGCGATGACGAATATCGAAATCAACGGGTACAAATTTTGGCGTCGATACTTTACCAGCGCCCTACTTTGGGGAAATGCTTGGGCATACATCGACCGTAACAACCGAGGGGAGGTGATCGGACTCTACCAACTATTACCAGACCGAACATGGATGAAGCGCGTGAACGGGAAGTTGGTTTGCGAGACAGAAACCACGGCGGGAGTGTTCACGATGAACGCTTCCGAGGTGTTGCATATCGAAGGGCTCTCTATCGATAACCTCGAGGGAGCCAACATGATTCAGGCATTTCGCAACGACTTTGCAACCGCGCTCGCGGCAAAACAATTCCAAGCGAAATTCTTTCAATCAAACATGAGCGCGGGTGGTATTCTTCAAGCTCCACCCGAGCTCGCCAAGAACCGGCCTGAAGTTTTACGCAAAGCCGAAGAGGCTATAAATACGAAGTTCTCAGGTTCCGCCAACGCATTCAAAACGATCGTGCTCCGCGACGGGTTCAAATGGATCGCAACCCAGATCGATCCGCAGAAAGCCCAATTCACCGAGACAGTCGAAGAGGCCGCGCGGAACGTTGCACGAATGTACAACCTCAGCCCATCACGCCTGGGGCTCAAGGATTCGCAATCGTACAACTCCGAAGAGATGGCGCGCCGCGACTACTACGACGGAGCCCTCTCGCACTGGTTGATAGCCAATCAATGCGAATGCACAACAAAACTCCTAAGCCCAGCCGAACGCGACGCCGGGCTCTATATCGAAAACAATATCAACGCACTCCTATGGGCCGACGCGAAAACCCGATCTGACATCGCCATAGCAGGCATCAACGCAGGCCGTTTTAGTCCGAACGAAACCCGAGGTTGGGAGAACCTAGACGCCTACGAAGGCGGCGACGAATTCTACACCCCGCTCAACATGCAAACCGTAAGTGGGATAGGCTTCCAGCCTGTCGAAGAGGATGAGTCTGAAGCATCAGAACAAGAAGACCCAGCCGACGAAGAACCACAACGAAGCACCAATCACCAATCACCAACCACCAAACAAGCATACCGCACACTCCTAACCGAAGCATTCGAGCGAGCCATGAACCGCGCTTGCATAAAAGCCGACCGCAACAAACCGATCGCAGACGACCGCGACGGCATCATTGCCATCGTCGACGGCACATTGAATAGCGTCGGGATTCTCCTCGGAAAAGACACCACCAGCACCGCGTCCAGTTGGTTTGACTCGCTCATCGGCATTGACGCATCAAGCCTCCGCGCCACTGCCGAAGCGAGCAGCCAACAGATAATCGATACACTTCTATCGGATACCGAGTAGTCATGACACGCCCAATCCATCGCCGCTTCGCCACGCTCCACGCATCGAACGCCACAAGCCGATTAATAGTACAGCAACGCAACGCCACCAACACCAGCCGCGTCATCCGTGGCTATGGTGCTGTGTACTACGACCAACGCGAAAAGGGTTCCGAGTATTGGCTCTGGGACGATATCGTCGAACGCATCAAACCCGGTGCATTCGATCGAATCCTCGCCGAGAATCAAGACGTCCGAGCCCTCTTTAACCACGACCCAAACCAAGTGCTAGGGCGAACCGTCTCAGGTACGCTTCGACTCTCCTCGGATGCGGTCGGGCTTTACTACGAGGCCGACGAATCCCCGAACGATCCGACATGGTTAAGCGTCGCAGAAAAGATCAATCGAGGCGATGTCTCAGGCAGTTCGTTCGGATTCATTCCGTCCATCACGCAATGGGAATCTGTCAAGGAAGAGAACCGATCCTACGAAGTTCGATGGATAGTCGAGATGAGTATGGTTTTCGACGTTGGCCCGGTCACCTACCCAGCCTACGAGAGTGCCTCCTCATCCCGATCCATCAGCCCCGACGAACGCACGCAGCTCCTAACAGAACGCAACGCATTCTATCGCAACCGCGATTCCTCTTCCGTCGAGGTGCGATTGAAAACACTGAAAACTAACGGGGTGCATGTTGCGTAGTATCTTCGTTTCTGACACGGATGGCTTATTGTCTTTCGCGCGTAATCAAACTCTGACCGCACCGCAGAAGACGCAAGCAAAACACAATATAGGCATACCGGAAACTTCCTTATCGGGCTTCACTTGGATTGTCGGCCCATCGTCCGGTCTGGTTATGCAAGTGACCGGAAATCGAAACATTATTCTGCACGGAGGAGAAGGCCAAGTATCTATCAGGGGTGGGGCGGGAGGGTGGATTACTGGACTTCAGTTTCGAGGGAATAACGAAACAGTTCTAGGTTGGTTTGGAGCTACTGGGAATGCTTCTGACCTAAACAGCTTGTTTGTCGGAAAATCTTGGGACGATTCAATAGTCGATTACTATATCACCCATGCGACTCTGCCCGGCAACTCTACCGTTCACAATGGGCCAGTTTATTTCGACGATGACAAATCGGCGTCTTCTGGGATTCCGATAACGCTAAAAGCGTTTGGGGCAGTCGGTGACGGGACTACGGATGACACAGCAGCGGTGGTGGCATTCTTTGCCGAGGCAGCTTCTACAGGTCGGTCTTGGTATGTAAACCCAGGAACTTACCTAGTAAACCATAACGCTGCGATTACTATCAAGACAAGTGGCTCATGCGACGGACTGTTTAAGATACCAAAAGCAAACACTACTTGCTGGTTCGAAGTAGCACGGGACGCAGCAGGATCGACACTATCGACATCTGGCTGGGGAGCTTTGACTAGAGGCAATACGACTGTCGGAGCCACAAACGCGGCAGGGAAATACCTTTTTGTTATTTCAACAGAAATCGTATCCAACCGCAATGGATATGTAACACCTTACTATAAGCAAGAATTTATTCGGTGCGACCAAAGCGGAAACATGACTTCAGCTCCGGTCAACACCTACGTTAGCTACGGAACTGTAACCGTAACGGCCCATACTCCTTCAGTACCGATTCAGATTGACCGTTTTAGAGTTTTGCGATCAGGAGCGGGTCCTGTAGGTGCAAGAGGAAGTATTGTTGTCTTTCGTGACAACGTAACGATGAATCAAGCGGAAGTTCGAAACGAAACGCCATCGACTCCGTTAGACTTTGCAATTGAAGTCGGTTATTGTGCGGACGTGACGTTTAATCGTCCTGTTGTGTATGGATGCCAAAGTGCCGGTCTAGGTTACGGAATTATAGCTACGGCAACAATAGGGTTGACGATCAACGATGCCACGATGGTATCTTGCCGAAGAGGGATGTCGGGTGCTTATAATGTTGACTTAACTATACACAGTGGAAACTGGCAAGATGGCATAGACGATCACTGGGGCAACCGAATGACTATCAATGATGCAAATATCTATTGCATCTCAAATGGTAGTGCTGTTTCGTATGCTGGATACGATATTTCCATTAACAACGTCGCCACGTTCGGAGGCAGAAACTTACTAGGAATCCGTATTGATACTCCGTCTCTAGGTGGAGTCGTGTCGATAAAAAATTCCAAGGTGCAATCAGCAGATGCCAGCACAAGCTACTATCTGTTTGGATTCACTTCGGACAATGGAACAGGAGCAATTTCGCCAGCCTTCACCGTCAAGCCTTTCTTGCCGGATGTGGTGGTCATCGAAGACGCTCAACTCAACGTTGCTGTGGCATACGCAACGATAGCTAGACTAGGCACGTTGGCAGCGCCGCATACAAACTGGGGATCGGTTGTGGTGCGAGGGAATATCATCTCTAACGTGATGGTGTTTGGCATCTTGGCGGACAAGAACTCGACCTACCAAGAAGATAGAACAGCTACATTGCAAGTAGACGAGTTAGATTGCTTAGCGGGTTCTGCGATCTACGTGAATGCCGCCGATGCTACAGCGACGCGAGGGTATAAATGCCGAGTGAATAGAATCACGGGTGATGTGCGGTACTGCGGATTCGGAGTAAGTCAGATGGAAATCGCCAATAGCCGAATTGCAAACATGACTCAAGATGCTGCGAACGCTTGGGGAAACACACTAACAACCGTGAGCGATTCAATCTTCACAGGCGGAGCAATTGGAGCTAACTTCCGTAACCTGGCGTTTTTCAATTGCACTTTCAATGGCACTATAACGCAGTTTCCTTACGATGGCGTCACGAACTATGCAACGCTAATCGGCAACACTAGAACCGTAGCACAGGCCAACATGCCAACGGACATTCGGACCAACATTGTTTCACCATATTTGTAACCGATGCCAACAGTAACCTATACAAACAGCATACCCGGAACGATCATCGATTGTTTCCCGCTATCCGCTGCGCTCGTCGACTGGGCGACGCTCAAGGTCCGTCTAACCGAAGGGACCGGCGCGAACGTTGGTAGGTGGACCGGCAATCTAGGATACGGTAACTGGGCAGTGTTCGAGGGCGGATCGACTCCAGCGAACTTTGCCGCAAGTGTTGGGACGTTCTACGTCGAAAACCCTGGCGTGAGTCTCGCATCTTCCGACGACTCCGACGCAGACGAACTAGTCGCGGCGATCGATAACGATTTTGAGTTTTCGCGAACCATTCTAAACTTGAACGGCGATCCGATCGCACTTCCTGCGTGCTACTTCGTTCTATGCGATGAAAACCAAAAGCTGATCCAAACACTCTCCCCAACCATCTCGGGCGGCAATTTCTCCGTGACGGTCCCTCGAGTCTACACACTTCGAGAACGTACCGTCTATTGGTCTCTACGCGCTACGTCTGATGCGAATACGCGATACGACAGCGGCCGGATCCGTTTCGATTACGCCGCATCCGAAACCGCCCCCCAAGGCCCAGTGAGCTCGACCTACGTACCACGCTGGGGAGTCCCTTTAGGTGGATCTGCAAACCAAATCTTGACAAAAGTCGATAGCGTAGATTTTAACACGCGATGGGGCGCACGAATCACATCCGGCACGGCTCCACCATCAGGCGGCGACGACGGCGACATCTATTTACAACACTCCCCCTAAAGGAAAAAAGAATGGCGATTCAATTTAATGTTGCGACACGCAACGCAAGGCTTGACACAATCGAATCGACGAACGGTACGTCCTGTTCGCTGGAAATTCGAAGTGGAACGAAACCTGGTACTTGTGCTACTGCGACTTCAGGTGGTGCGGTACTTGCAACGATCGATCTTCCATCAAACTGGATGGACCCCGCCAATGCCGGTGCGAAAGCTATTGCAGGCACTTGGCAAGATTTGTCGGCAGATTCTACTGGAACAGCATCGTTCTTTCGTGTTTACAACTCGCAGTCAACCAAGAACGAAACGACTTGCTTCCTCCAAGGTGACGTAGCAGTGTCGGGAAGTGATATGAACGTTTCTTCTGTATCTTTCACGACAGGTCAATCGTTCACGGTCAATACGTTTACCCTGACAGACGGCAACGCTTAAACATGCTGCTGACATCCACTAGCGATAAAATCCGATTAGTCACTTCCGTAGCTGGTGATGTTCGCGTGCAAGCTAGCTACGTGGACCTCTCTGGTAGTACGGTTACACCTGGACGGCTTAACAGTTCTATCAGCACAGCTACGACGACTGATATAGTCGCAAGCCCTGCGAGTAGCACGCAACGAAAAATAAAGTACGTCTCCATTTGGAACGACTCTAGCAGTTCAGCCAATTCGGTTACAGTGCAACACACCGACGGGACGACAGTCGTTGATATTTATGTCGTCAGTCTGCCAAGCCAATCGGGTTTGACCTACGTCGATGGGCAAGGCTGGACTGTAATCGGCAACTCGCGGCCTACAAACATTCAAACCTTTTCCGCAAGTGGCACATGGAACAAGCCGACCAGCTTTAACCCTCGCGTTGTGATGGTTCGCGTCTGGGGTGCAGGTGGCGGCGGTGGCGGAGGTTCTTCGCTGGCAACTGCGACCGTTACCAAGGGCGGCGGTGGCGGCGGTGGGGGCTGCTTTGTTGAGCGCA